CGGATCACTTGCTTGTCAGCAGGGCCACCATCAGTACGTGCGCTTAAAGCGCCAGCGCCGGAAACAGGAGCCGGGCTACCAGGTTTACGGTAACCGCCTTGATCTGCCATGTTTACTCACCGCCTGAAATTTTTTCAATGGAATGGGCTGCCTCTTCACGGAAACGCTTTTGCTCTTCCGCGAAAAATACTCGACCTACCAACATGATGTGGAGTGACGAGAAAAAACTGGTAAAAACTGCTGAAATGCCATAAATCAAACTTGCTAGGAGGGCAGCGAAATCCCAACCCGATAAACGCCAGGATGGGAAATCGCCTTCGTCATCATGCTCATGCACAATGAACCCCTTACTACTTGGTCTTTGAACCGCTTGTTCCTGAAGGTTGCTTGCTGAAAAGAATGGTTGCCGCACCTGGCTTCTTTACGCCCGCTGGCTTCGCTTGAATCTTTGCTCCTTGAACGGGAGCCTTACCGTGTCCACCTTGATTGGCGGGCTTTGGAACAGAAGCTCCAAGTTTTGACTTTACTGCCATTGTTATCTCCTATAGGGTGAATTGCACCAGACAGCGCTTAGACTGGTGTTCTCCGGCTAATCGCGCCCGAAAGCATTGGTTGACCGGAAGATGAAAGGCCCGCCAATAATGTTTGGAGGGAAGGACGACCGCCAGGGGCCATGCCCTGTTGACCGGGGGCAACGCCAGGCATACGCCCGCTTGCACTGAGGCCCCCGGAGGGGGCTGTTCCTGGGGTGCCAGGTTCTCCCGGCATGCCCGCACCAGGCGCTCCAGCCTCCGGGGAAACTTGTTGTTCAGGTTGCGGTTCAGGTGCAAACGCATCCGCAATAACTTTCTCAATAGCATCGCCCTTTTGGCGACCAGCAATCACCATAGCGAGCTGAGATAACACTTTGCCTGGATCGCCACCCTGTTGAGCCAACACGGGAATTGCTTGAGCATACCCAGAAACCGCTTGAATTAAAGCATCACGTAACTGTTCAACCTCAAGTTTTTCTTCCTCTTGAGTTACATTCATTTCCCACGGCATTTGACGACGAAGGAAGTCACGCGAAATCAGTTTATCGCCACGTGCCTGCAAACCAAAGACAAGCGCACGGTTCGGATCAAGACCAGCCATCATACCGTAAGTGACATCACAGAAATACTCACCAGCAATATCTTTAGCGGGAGTATAAGTCACTTCATACGGTGAGCCAGCGTTAGTGCCACGAACAGTTTTTTCAACATTAGGCCATAATGTCTCGTCCATCTTGAGACACAACTTCACCACATGCTTGAAAGCCTCAGCCAATACTGCTTGAGCAGTTTTTACTTGAGTATCAAAACCACCCATGAGGGCTTGAACACCACGACCAGTAACAACACTGGCATCAACATTACCTAAACGACCTTCAGGGTAACGTGAACCTACCCGCATTTCTTGATCTAAAGCAGCGGATTCTTGGAAAATACCAGTCGGAACATCAAGTGAAACGCGACGAATTTTCTCTGGGGTGGCGCTGCGGATAGTAGCATCCGGGCCGATCTCCAAAACGTTCACGTCAGCAGGTAAAGCAAATGGTGCTTGTACAGACTTCTGTGCAGCCTCAAGTGCTAACGTAGCGAAACGGCTCCGTGCAACTTGTACCCACATCACGTCATCAAATTGACCGCGTTGTTCTTCATCAGAATCAACACCAGGTCGTACTGCAACAACCACATTGATATGACCAGTCGGGTTAGCGTATTGTGCTAAAACCAGGTTGTTACGTTCTGGGAGGAAAAGGAGTGTTTGTTCGTCATCTTCGTAACGGAACATTTCCATGGGGCGTTGAGATTCACGTTTCTCATGCAAGCCACGGATTTGGGATTCAAACTCAGGGAAATCGTTACATAACTGTTGAACAGTTTTCGTGTAACGTTTCGTGTAAGAGATCAGTTTACCGAAACGGTTGAACTCTGGGTAGGCACCGATGGGTGACTCGCATCTAATAACTGGACGCTTATGGTCATAATCGGGTTCAATAATGAAAGGCAACATGCCAAAAGTAATATAACGGTCGGCACCTGAATACATTTGGGTTTGCAAATGGGATTCTTCACGATACCCGGCAACGATTTGGGTACGCTTATCTGCTTTAGTGCGTGCTCGATCTGATACTGCGTTAGTGGAACCGCAGTTAAATGCAGGCAGTGGGGCAATAACTTCAGCAACATCGCGTGCTGCTACGTCAATAAAGTTAGCCACCATCGGTTTTGGGTATTCTTCAGGGAACAAACCAGGAAAAACTTGGTTAATATTGCCTTGGCGAATAGATAACAAGTCAGCCCACCGTGAGTCACGGGACGCATACTTTTGGCGTAGCAGACGAGTCTTACTCGCAATACTTTCTACGCTATCCATCAGTATCCTCCCGCAGCAGCGAGCCGCTGCTTTTCAGCGTACTCTTCCAAATTCACTACCTGTCGTTTAGCCAAATCCATGGGTGTAGCAAACGGATTGTTCACCCATGTTTGTCCCGCGAATCCGTACTCGTTGATATATTGACGCATTTGGGTTTCCGCAAACCATAATGCCATCGGGCCGTCCTGTTTATTTTTAGTACCAGGTGACCATGTGACTAACTGTTCAATGAGAGCTTTCACACCTTCATGTTCCCGGCGGGGCAATTCAAGAAGATTATTCTTCATGTGTTTCTTATCCACACCCACTTGACCAAACAAGGGAGCCATACTGGCTACACCATACTCGGCATCCATTTTATTGGAACCCGTATAATGTTGAACAAGCCTAATGCCACGTGAAGCAAGGAACGCATTGATCTCTTCATCTTGTGTAAGAAACAACTGAAAAGCGTTCTTTTCAATAACCCACACGTTAGGTTTATATCTGTCCGTCCACTCAACAATGAGTTCACGAATACGTTTAGGTGTCGGGGCGGGCATACGACTAGCATCAAGCAGATAACGTTTTTTCGTTACCCGATCACCCGACAAAACCACAGAAAACGTGTCACCCGACATGGCAGGATCCATCGCACACACAGTATAAAAATTAGCAACAGACTGCGGATAACCCGGGGCACCTGGAATTAAAGCGCCACAACCACGCATACCGTTCACGCTACCGGCAACCGCATCAGGGTTAAACACTGAATCGGCTTCCACATCAGCTTGCTGATACACCATTGCCCACGTGCGTGGATCAATTAAACCACGGCGACGTTTCAGATTATGACCAGACCAGCGTGGAAACAAATTGTTTTCATCAGGGGGCGTGGCATCATTAGACCAAGCCCTATCCGACTTAGGCCACAACGTCACCCAATCAGTAGGATCCTCAGCAAACTCTAACACTGCTGGCATCGCTAAATAAGTCCACGGTGGTTCAGCATCCGGATACCTGTCCGGGTTACGGATCTCCCGATACAAATCCACCGGATCCACCCGAGTACCAATAATAAGAATCTTACCTGTCGGCCCGACACGGGTCAACACTTCCTGCTGAACCCACCGGATTTGCTTCTCATACTCATTAGCGTTACTTAACGTAACACAGTCATCCAAAATAATAAGATCAGCACGAGCACCATAAATCTGCCCACCAATACCCAACGCCTGTAACGTCGGATCTTTCTCTCCACTATCGCGTTCAAGATAGATCGCATCCTGAGTCCACTTATCTGCCGTAGCTTTCCAACCATCCGCAGGAGCAAACCGCATCTGCAAATCCTGAAACATCGGAGAAGTCAACCGTTGCTTCACCGCATACAAAAACTCTTTAGCCATTGACTGAGTCTTTGACACCAATTTGATTCGAATATTAGGATCCACACAAATACGATACGTCACATACTCAATACTGACCGTCATCGACTTCGCATGCTCAGGAGGCAAATTCGCTAACACATAATTTGGCAACCCTGGCTCAAACACCATATTAGGATGCAACCAGCCCGGTTCCCGGCCCTCAATCAAATCAATAATATTACGCTGATGGTCAAACGTTTGAGATTTCAAAAACTCTGAACGGAAATCCTCAAACGACATATTCTTATCAGACTCAGACACATGCCCATCACGACGACGCACAGCCCGAATCAAATCAATCCGAGACTTAAACTCCGGATCAGTCTTCAAATAATAGTAATACGTTTCCTCAGACTTACGCAACGCTGACATGATAGCTGGGACAGCCCAACCCTTCTCCACCATGTCAATCACACGCCGCTTAGTTTCAGCCGACGACAACTTCACATCCGGCGGAGTATAATTACCATCATCCGGAAAAGCACCCTTCGTAGTCTTACCCACCCTGAAAACTCCTTAACGGGAAAATAAGCATACGTATCCCACAATTAAAAAAACCAACCCAGTTACGCGCCCCGCCAGGAAGCGCATCGGTCAACCCTCCGGGCGAAGCCCTACAGGTTTCCCTCTACTACTAACTACCAGGAAGCGGAGCCTCCAGCGGAGCTTCCGGCTCCCCATATTGACGGCTTCCTTCAAGGCACCGCCAGGAAGCCTATTGGGGGGATTTCATCCCCCATTAAGTATAAGGCGGAATATTGGCTTCATCTTCCGCTATTTTTCAAAAAAGTTTATGTGACCTTCATCACACTTATATATAACCCCAGGTCAGCCCCACAATTTAAAAAAAATAATAGAGGTGATAGTACGTGTATGGGGGTGGGGCTGTAAACAATGCGGGGGTCAGGCCCCCAGGATTCTCCCAGGATTCTCTCATGTTACTCATGGGTAATATTCTACTGATAGCCTGCCCATAAGTGCTTGAATTGTCGACATATTGACTTATTTACATATAGATAAAGTGGAAAGTCAGACATATATAAGGGCAAGGGGAGAGACGACAAGGAGGAGACAGTCAGAGAGACAGAGTGGGGAAAAGTGGGGGTAGGTGGGAAGAATGAAAGCGCAGCTGCGGGGTATTGGGAGAGTGTGACGTACGACATATAATAATTCTTTCAATAATCTATTGACACGCGTTAGGCCTTGGCTTTATTGTGAGACATGAGAGGGCAGGCGAGCTGCTCTCCATGATAAGGAGAGAGATCATGGCTAGATCAAAAGAGGATAAAGTGCAATTTATTGCGGGGCTACGTGCTGCCGCTAAGGCGTTAGAGGATCAAGGCGAGACGGTTATTCCCTGGCAGCTCACGCAGCAATTCTCCGGGAAGAATTGTCTTACGATTCTTGCTCAGCGCCCTAATGCTACGAATTGCGCGGGGTTCCATGCGTGGCAGGCGGCAGGGCGTAAAGTAAGCAAGGGCGCGAAAGGTATCGCGATTCTAGTGCCATTCTCTAAGAATGACGGGGAGGATATTCTCTTTACGTGGCGCTATGTGTTCGATATATTGGATACAGAGCCGTTAGAGGCAGAATTAGCCGCTTAGTAGGTGGCCCCGGTGAGCGTAGGCGGGTGCGATTCCCGCCCGGGGCGCGGGGCGCATGGTGCGCCTTATGAGAGAGAGGGTAGACATGACTAAAGGTGAGCTGCTAGTGATGAGGCTAGCGGGCGATATTGGAACGCTGCCCGCGCTGCTTATGGATGGCGAGGCGTTAGACGTAATCCGCGGGGAGATTCGTAAGGGTTCCGACTATGACGCGATTCTGGCCGCGGTGAGCGAGGTTATCTAATGGCGACTACTTTACATCTAGGAGACTGCCAGAGTGGCTGTCTAGTATGCGAACATCGTTACCATGAGGGGCGAGACGTGTGCGATACATGCGGGCGGGTGACGGCATGAGCGATTACGGGAAGAGATCACGCCTTACCCCTACGCGGGGCGGGCTAGTGCGCGAGATATTCTATGTCTGCTATTCATGTCCGGCAGAATTGGAAGAGGGGCAGCTCGCTGCCCATAATTGCCAGAATGAGAGGGCAAGCGCATGAGGCTTACTAAACGCGGGCGTGTCGTAGTTGCGTTAGCGATTCTATTAGCCCTAGCGGGCGCGGTCATGGTGTCCGCGAATCTATGGTGGACGGGTTCCGGCTATTGCTGGGGGAGCTTGAATAGTTGCATGGGTTAGGTGCTTGACTATCGTCTAGGGGCGAGAGTACCCTAGACGGTAGCCTGGCAGATTAGCTAGGGAATCAACCGAGAGAGAGGCTAGATTATGAGCGGGGACACTACTTACTATTACTACGACGACGAAACGGGACGTGAATTGTTTAGTGAGTCCGGCACGCTTGACGGGCTACGCGAGGCGATCGCTAATAGTGATCGTATTCGTGTAGAGACTTGGCATGAATCATTCGCGCCACTTGTCCGAGTATTGAGCAAGTCTGAGCTGCTGGAAGAATTGGAGGAGAGAGAATGAGCGCGTACCTAGTCAATGCTGACACGCTAGACCTATTGGCGAGCGCGATCACCTTATACGATCGCCCAGATCGCGGGCTATACGTTTACCTAGACGATACGCAAGCCGGCCCGGTAGTGAGTGATCTTCACCTAACCGAGAGCGGCGACACGCGCTACATTCACTTACAAGGAGGGCATGAGGACGCTATCGTGCGCGAGCTATGGGCGGCGAACATGGCAAGCCTGGAGGCCCGCTATTCCGACCCGAGCGCCTTAGTACATGACGACCTAGTGAGCAATGTCTGGAGGCCTATCCTAGACGTATCTATTCCCGAGATCATGGGCGCTCTGAATTGCTACGAATATCAGGCATGCGAGGCCGATACGTGGCGACTATCGTTCGCCCGCGCTATCTGTGACAGCCTCAGGCGTAAGCTGTGCGGCATGATCGCGGCGGGTAATTGGGAATATACGCGCCCCGAAGGTTACGTGGCCCCGGTAATGCTGTCGAGTCTATTCCGCTAACGTGTCAGATTATCCCCGGGGCTAGTTCCCGGGGCTAGTCTAATGCGCTAGACCGTCTAGGGCAGGTTAGAGAGAGGCAGTAACTATGTTAGATACGAAGCAAGAGCAGGCTACGATCAACGCGACCGAGCTGCTAGACCTATTAGGTGGGGCAAGCCTTTGCGCTCACCCGAAAGATGACCTACCTAGCTTGAACGTGGTTCGTCTATCTATTGGCGACGGTAAGGCGGTGGCAGTCGCGACCGACCGTTACCGTCTAATTGAGGGAACGATCGAAGCTGAAGGTGAACTAGACGCGGTGAATATCGCGTTAGCAGACGTGAAGCAGATCGTGAGCCACTTGAAGAATACAAAAGTGGCGTTAGTGAATATCTCGCGTGAAGGTGAGATGATTCGATTCTCCACCTTATCCGGTGGCGTGAATGTCCGGAGTGTGGACGGCACGTTCCCGCCTTATGTTCACCTTATCCCGGCAGACGATCAACCTTTGGTGCCGGTGGAGCGCATGGCGTTCAACCCTAGTTTCATGGCTGATTATGGGAAGATCGCGGGCAAGCGCCCTCAGATCATTATTCGATTCTATGGCGACAATAAGGGAGCTATGGTGGAGATCAAAGGTAGCACTAAGGTAGAATGGCGTTCGCTGCTTATGCCCATGCGCGTAGCATAGTTGAAAGGTAGCCTAGCCTTGGTGGGCGTGTGCCGGTTCGATTCCGGCATTAGGCGCGGGGAATGGTTCCCTATGTTGAGAGAGAGGGCAAGCGCATGAACGAATTGCATACAGCTTTTGCGTGGGTAAATAAACTAGCTACGGTTCAGAAGCCAGAGAAGGTTTCGACCCGTGAAGAGGAGACAGAGGAGGCAAGCGCATGAGCGACTATTACCGTATCACTTTTGTAACCGATTATCTAACAATTACCACCAACGTTTGCTTAGAATTAGACGATATTATTGGTAATTGTAGCGGCGAGGCATACGAGCAGGCCGTAATCAACGGCATGAATAATATAGAAGATGAGATCGGCAAAATAGATGAAACTATTATCAACGACATAACCGTAACATTATTATTGGATGATGAAGAAGTGGAGGTAGGGGCATGAAAACTTATACGATCAAGTACACGATGGAAAATTGGTACGAAATAAAGGTGACGGCGGAAAACAAAGAGCAGGCGCGGGAGATTTTCTTTGCTGATGATAACCCGCGTTTATTTGGCCGGGCGCGTTTATTTGGCGGAGAACTTCAGGAAGATATAGATATTGAAGAGGAGGCAAGCGCATGAGTATTCCAAATATTTATACGTGCCAAAATTGTTTAGCAGATTTTGATGAAGATGACATCGTTTGGGCAAATATTGAGGGGCAAATTGGCAACGGGTTGAATGTGTTCAATAATTACGCTTGGTGCGTTAGTTGTTTGCCAGCGGAGAAAGAAAAGGCAAGCGCATGAGCGAGCTTTCATTCATCCACGGCGACCCGATAGCTTTAGATGACGACCCGATAGAATTGCGCTGCGAAAGGTGCGGGGATGAGGCAACGATTCAAGATAGCAAGGAGACGCGCTCCTGGTGCGAATTGTGCGCTCCCGATATTTTGGTGGAAGTGGGCGACGGTGGGGCGATAGTGACACGAAAGAATGAAGAGGTGAGGGTGCTGATCCTTGACCATGATAACGATAGGGCTGACTCGTACTAGCGGGTCATCTCATCCATGGAACCGGAAGCCATGGGTGGGGTAATGCGCTAGAATGGTGCAGGCAATAACTACTAGAGAGGGCATATTATGTGCGAATTTGAGGAGTGCGAGACGGAAGATCAACGCCCACCAGATTATATTGAGAGGGCATGGGCATTAGGTCTGCCAGTCAGATATTTACAAGCTAGGGCTGATCTTGCTGAGCAGAATGGCAAGAAAATCAAAGCACAGCAGTATCGGAAGGCTGCGGGGCAGCTCGAATGGTAACGACCGAAGAGCAGTTAGAGAATCTTACAAAATCTATCGGTGAGCAATTATCGAAAGCGTATGACGCGGGATACATTGCAGGCTATCGTGACGCACTAGACCTGGCGACAGCGCAAGTGAAGGAGGGACGATGAACGACGACTTTAGACCGGCGTGTCATGGTCACCCAGACCCGGACGCATGGTTCCCAGAAGCCGCCAGGTATGCTGACGAAGTGAAGTTGATAGTGTTGCGTGGCGTGATCGCATTGAAAGTGTGCGCTGAATGTCCCGTACAGCAGGCGTGTCTCAAACTGGGTATGGAGAATGAAAACATTGACTGGGGAATCTTTGGCGGAGCGTTGAGCTACGAAAGGAAGAGGGCTATCGGATGGGGTCGTTCATATTCAATCAGGGTGGAAGAAAAAATACGTCGGCGGGCAACACTAGCGGGCGTACCGATACCGGTCATCAGGTTCCCGAAAAGGGATTTACGAAAGCGTTTCGGTGGAGGCTCACAGCGGGTACCTTATGTGCCTTCAGTTTCGTAAGCATGAGCGCCCCTAGCTTGGCGGTCATGCCACCGTTTCATCCGAGGGTTCAATCGGTGAAGCAAGAAATCTCTATCAAATCGTACACGTTGCGAATATACCGGTACCAGTATGGTGCGAGTCGTAGCGAATGGCGGTGTTTAGAGAAATTGTGGCACCAGGAATCTAGGTGGAATCATCGGAGCAAGAACCCGAAGTCTACTGCTATGGGTATTGCACAATTATTGAACGAAACTTCACTAGACCCACACGTGCAAGTGAATCATGGCTTGAAATATATTCAATCTAGGTACGACGGGAGTGCCTGCCTGGCACTACGACATGAACATCGAAAGGGCTGGTACTGATGGCACCGAAGAAAAGTGAAGCAAGTGATCTGGTGGCGTTGCTATCGCAAGAACATGAATCAGTAGATGATCTTGCTGACTTGGTGTTTGATCTTGTGGAGCAACAGTTACGTAAACGCGACAAGTACGTGACCGCTATTGTGCATCCGTCGTTGAAGATTGTGCAAGTCATCGGTTGGTATGCGACACGTGGACAAGCTACGAAGGATGCACCGAAACGTGTGACTGGTTATGATGAACATTCGTGGGCGACAGTAACAGGGTTATTCGATCCGTCTAGCATAGATTTAGACCCGCAACCTAAGAAGAAATAGTATAGAATAATCTTGAAGCCCCGCTGTTGAGGTACTCTCTCCCTCCGGCGGGGTTTCATTTTTCCCTTATTTTACAAGGGTTTTAGCCCCCAGTTTT